TGAGCATTATATTTGTAAATATTGTTATTAGTAGCTTCCATTACACTTAAGGCCCTTGCAGCTTCTTTCTGCAAATCTCTTAATTCCATCTTGTCTAAATCAATCACGGTCTACCTATTACCATTATTCGTTTATATCCTTTAAGCTGTAATTCGCCTTCAAATAACACTTCGGTCATAGGAAACTTTTTTAATAAATGCTGACTACTGTACACACAATTTATGTGCTCAGGAACTTCAAACAAGTTATTACTTTGAATTACCACTAACGGCTTATAATTTAACTCTTTAAACCTCAATTGTTTATACCATTCTTCTGTCATATGCTCTGCACTGGTATTAATAATCAAATCAGGTAAAAATTTTTCTATTACCGTATTGCCTTCTTTAAAATTCTCTAATGATAACTCATACCCGTTTTTATGCAAAACAAGATTGTTAACATCTGCACATACACTTTTAACCTTATAATCTTCTAAATTGCTTAAGTTAAAAATATAATCACTAATTTCACAAGATTTTTTATCAAAATCTATCAACCTCATTTTATGATAGGTCATTTTGTCGTCATAAAATGACTTAAGCTGTCCGAACCAACTAGCTAAGATTAAAACATTAGAAAAATGATCTTGTATTTTTGATAACTCTGATACTAGCCATATTTTACTTCTAACTTGTCCTCGGCTAAAAGCATCGTTCAACGGCTCTCGTTTGTAGTCATTTTTAATATAGCTGTTAATACTTCTAAAAATTTTATTACCTAAAAAACTACGATCTAGCATTGACATATAACCTTTTATAACATCATTCTCAAAATTATCTGCCATTAATGCTTTTCTTATAGCCAGTGCTAAATTAGCCATTAGCTCAAATTCGTCTGTTAATTTGCTCAAATATAATAAAATTGATTTATAAATTTCATCCTTATCTTCTTTTGTAAACCCATGAATCAAATCTTCTATGTGTTCTTCTAAAACAACCTTCTTAGATATAAATTGTAAAATAATCTTAAACAAAGTGGCTACATCATCTGTTTTTTTCACCGCAAAAGATAGCCAACTTAAAAATTCATCATCCTCTTTAATCTTTCCTACATATTGTAATAAAGATTTTGTGACACTTTCCATATTACCAAACTTTAAAATTAAGGAACCTAATTCTTTTTTATCTTGCTCTAATTCTAAATTTACAAGATTTTCTAACTCTTGTTGTAAAGACTCAAAAGTTTGTAAATCTGAATCCTTCCCTTTATTTAAAAAAGATATAAGAGTTTTTAAAATATTTTCGTCATTACTAGAAGATTTAAGTGTTGAAAATATTAAATCCTTTAAATTTATGTCGTCAATTTCCTTGGCTATAAATTTTAAAGTATTAGCTCTTATTGAGTACGGATTATCTACCTTTAATGAAGAAAAAATATAATCAGTTAGATGTGTGTTTTTTATATATTTCTTTGCAAGATAATATAAAAGTGCTGCACGAAGCTCTTTAAAATCTTGAGACTTAACTATTTTGTGCATTAAATCTGCTAATTCTAAATTATTTACTGCTATCCCGCCGCCAAAATCTTGAAAGAAAATCTTAACAGTTTGTTCTTTCTTATTATCAAAAGAGAGAGCTCTACTTAATGAGTGAACAGTATTACCAATACGTTCATGATTATGATATTTTAAATACTCTTCTATTCCTAATAAAAATTCTGTACTATCAGCAGACTCAATCATAAATTTCCTTAAATCTTTCTTTTAACCAATCAAAATCATTAATTTTTTTTAATTCTAATATATTACCACGATACTTTAGTCCGTAATTGCGACCTTTAATAGCACCAGCAATCGCATAATTTCCAAACTTTTTTTCCTGACCTACTGTACACCAAGTATGTAATCGTTCATTAGTTTCATCAGTTTTTTGTCTATCAATAACTCTACTACCTAATTTACAACATTCTCTAAATGCACTTTTCCAGGTACTAAAAGCATCTGTATTAAAAGCTGTAATATTACTAACTTCTGACATAGGTTTAAATTTTTTACTTATACTAGTTGTCATATCTGCCTTGTTTAAATCCATATCTATAGTCATCTTTCTTGGCAGTAACTTAATACCTCCATTCCCGTATATTAATCCATTTACAGGATTTAAACTTCTCCATACATAAACAGTATCTCGTATTTTAGTTTTATAGCTGAAATCAAAATCATCGACAACATGAGCATCGCCATCGACTATCCAAATCATATCTGTGTGACATTTTTTAGCTGCTTCAATATGTGCTTGGTGGATACCTTTAACTCCGTGTATCCGTTTAGCAGTAGGAAATCTAAATTGTAACCTCTTAAAATTTTCATCTGCATTAATTTCTTGATAGCTTATAAAAACAATATCAAACATTTTCTATAACCCAATCATTCTCTAATCGCGGAGGATTTGTATATAGACCTTTAAAAAACAAACTTTGATCTGCATTTAAAGGATCGTCAGAAATCAAAATATCTAACCCATCTTTTAATTTTTTACCAAGATCAGTTATTTTATATGCTAATTCAGCTTCGGTAGCAGGATTAACTTCTTTAAACAAATCATTTAAATAACTAAAAGTTCTAACATTTAGATAATCCCAATCGGTAAGCATTGTCATATAACAACCTAATCTAGCACCATATATGGCCCATAATCCATTATCAGCATCTGCTCCAATATTCAACCAAATTAATAATCTTTGATAGTTTTTCCAATGAACTTGCTTATTAAAAGGTTTTTCTGAATCCGGTTTATGACCTTCTAATAAACACATCTTTACACCTTCGCGAAATCCAGCTCGCCAAGCCTGTTGTGGACTTGCATTATTATAAACATAACTCATCCATTTTTTCATTTGAAGGTACTTTATCTCCCAACAAAAATCTACTTGTGTCTTTTCATTTTCTGTTTCAGCATTTTCATGAGTTTTCATATCAAGAATCAATTGTGTATGCCAATTCTTGATACTTCCGTTACCATAAATTAACCCATTTATCATATTATAGGCAGGAAACGACAGCACACATTTTGACAAATCCGCGTGATCTTGAAATCTAATAACTTGATCCATTAATTCAGGCTTAACAATATTGTCTCCATCAATTATAGTTACTCTTTCGGTTTCAGATAATTTAGCACAGGCTTTATGAGCACTATCACTGCCGTGTACACCATCAACTCTCTTAGCCCACGGAAATTTTTTCTTTAAATCAGAATAATTTCGTTCTTTATTAGGTTCATCGTAGCTTAAGAATATTAAATCATAATCAATAAGCTTAAGTTCTTTTTTTTCCATTTATTATTCCATAACTGTCAAATTCTTTTTTAGTTATTAACAATTCAGTTTTAAGATCAAATGCATAATCTAAATCAACACCATTTACTAAATCTTTTAAAGTAAAATTAACAACCTTTTTCAAAAAATTTAAATTCTTTTGATTAACTATCGCAAAACTGTAAGTACGTGTATCTTTTACTACAAAAGTGGTTTCAAAATCATTTAACTTAAAATTTAAATTAGTATTATTAATCGTAATTATTAGCTTCGGTTCTTCATTAAAACCAATTATTAAAAAGTCATAATTATTTTTAATGCTATTTTGTTTTTGTTCTAAACTTACCTGATCAGATATCTTAACTTTAAAATTCTTAATATCTTTTTTACTTTCTAAAAAATCAATGACAAACTTCTCTGAAACTTGAATATAATTTCCCTCTGATAATTTTTCATTAGTTAAAGAAGTTATATCACCTTCATCTGTATAATAAAGATAAAAATTGTTAGGAGCTAACACTAAAGGAGGTAATTCTATTATCCTAGGCTCCATTTAGTTGCTCCAATTTTTTAATAATATCATCTGTTAAAAAGCTATCTTCCACATAATGAAATAATCCAGATTGAAAATAGTTCCCTACCATTAATTTTGCATCTGAATTAAAATAACTAATTACATATTTTTGCCAGCTTTCTAGATCATTAATATTCCACCCTTGAACTCCTGGCTTCATATGTGTAAAGCTCAAAACTTGATTTTGCTTCAAATTTAAAATATCAAAAGCAATTGCTGCTGAAACATCCATACTACATATCTTTTGAGTTACTCCCGGTGTATATTTTAAATACATTCTTTCGTAATCTTTCATTATACACTCTACCCATTTAAAAAACTCAAATGCTAACTTAGACTTTTTAAAGTAAAACAACCCACAATATACATCAGGTAAATTGTTAGCTGCAAAAGTTTTTCTGTAAGGATTATTAAATTTAGTAATAAGATTACCTCTATAATCATACACTCTACTAGTTAACTCAACTTCACTACCATCTAACCAATACCATAAATGATCGTTGGTTTCTAATAGAAGCATATCTGAATCATAAACTAATGTTTCTTTAAAAGGAGTACAATATATAATCTTCCAACGATTTTCAACTTTCCATTCTGATTTTTCAGCCATATCTCCCCACGGAAATTTTACTATATGGTCAAAAACATTTATATATTCTAACGGAACTGGATCATTAGTTACGAGACAAATCTGATTTATTGTATTAAATTTTTTAATGCTTAGAGCAAGAGCATAAGCTTGTCTTATATAGTCTATTCCAGAATTTTGAGCAAAAATAAGATGCCCTTTACTCATAACAAACCCTCATTATACTATACTTGTTCATTACATGAACATCTAAATTAGATATTGCTGTAGGTTGTAAATTATTGTTTACTTCATTGGAAATTAAAAACTCCATTTTAGTGTCATTTACCCCAATAAGATAATCGCGATCAATAGTGAAAAATTTCTTACCTGGAATATACCCAAAATTATCTGTTACTGTACTATTAAAAAACAAATGAATAGCTATGCTAAATGCAAAGTCATTCCTGAATTTAGGTTCTTTAATATTGTAAAGATTACAGTAATAAGACCAGTTGTCTTTAACATATTTTACTAAGGTAAAAAATATTTGATTTAACAATGTTTTCTTAAAATAAAATACAGTAGCCCAATAAAATCGAATACTAAATGGTGTAATAGTCCTAAACTCACTTAACTTACGTGAATTCGATAAATCAATACTATCATTAAAAACTAAAAAATCTTTACCTAACTCAAAACAAACCTTCAAATGACTGCTATTAACCAAATAATCAACATCAAGCACTAAGGTTTCATCATATGGGCTTAGGTCGTAAGCACTAGACCTTGAAAAATTCAACCATTTTATCTTTGTAGACGAATCTGCTCCATCATTTATTATTCTATGTTGAATCCGAGTCTCTTCTATTTTTAGAACTTTATCAAATAGCTGATTAACATCTTTGTATTCATCATTAACAACAATTGTTACTGGTAAACTAAGATGCTTTTTTATTCGTCTTACAGCTATTTCAGCTAGATCTGTGTACCTTAATTCTGTATTTAAGGCAAATAATAACACGCCTTTAGACATTTTCAATGATACTCTCAACTGTTTTACTAGAAGTTATTTTTTTATACTGATAGTAATAATGATTAGTTGCTTCTGTATAATGACTAAAAAGATCATTAAAAAAGCTATCAATATTTTCAACTAAGATTGGTGTTTTATTATCATCAAGTAACACAATCGATTCAACATCTTTAGACTTAATCGAAGCTAAAAAAGCAAGTCTTTGCTCTGTAGCTTTAAAAACTCCGCCATTGTGATAATATAGTAATGTTTGTTCAAATTCTTCTTCTAGTAAGCGTTTTTGGCTATTAAGAGTAGCCATAAGACTAGCTATTTCAAATGCTTTTTCAATTTTGTCTTCCATGGTATCTCCGGAATTATACTAGTATTGTATAATTATACGGAAATAATGTCAAGAGCTTGATTTATGAAGTGCCAGTACTAAAAGTTACCGAACTGTAAGTAGGAGTAGTGATACTAACATAGCTACCTGATGGGCGATCTTGTGTAAATGCCACTGTTAAATTACCGTCGACTGCTTCGTCAACTGCTGGTCCAGGGAGAAACCCGGCCTGTTGATCACCGGTGTCCATGTCATAACATTTTACTGTAAAAATTATTCCTGTCTGGTTAACATCAAAGAACCGAGCATAGACTAAAAAGTAGTTTTCCGAATAAACGCCACTGCCAACATCTTTTCTAAAAATTTGTTGATCCGTTAATGTTAAGTCTAGCCCACCAACTGTACTTGTTGTTCCAGTGCCTGTGCATAGCGTTTGTGTGTAATCCATATAAATTGTCCCTGCACCACTGAATAAGTCGGCCCATTTTTGGCCTTTACCAGACACTCCACCTGTAAAATTAGCTAAACTTATGGCAAGTTTAACCTTGCCACCTGCATTAAAAAAGTATCTAAGCCCTCTACGAGAGCCATCACCGTTCATATCTGCACCAGTTACAGTACAAGTAGCAGTTAATACATGATTGAATGAAGCTTGAACTCCCCAGGTACCACTCACACTGCTTTGTCTTGTAGCACTTGATTTAGCTTCGTCTGCGGTAAACTGTCCAGCAGCGATTGAATATCGATTAGTAGTACAAGTATCTGCTAGTGTATCTAATTCAGTAACAAGAGCAGACTGAATAACAGCACCGCTAGACACACTTGTAGGACTTGAGCTTCCTGCCTGATGAATTCTTGTATTAACACAATATGTTCTAAGATTATTCCAATCCGCAGAAGTTACAGCAACTCCATTTGCTGCTGGATTAGACGACAAAACCTGACCATAGCCATTATCATTTCTACCGTATACACCATCTATCTTGTTGTAAACTCCGGTAAAATCGGTATCTTCAAATACAAGACCTGTTCCTATAGTCATTTTTTACTTTATGTTGTACCAGTACTAAAACTTACCGCACTATATGTTGGACTAGATATAGAAACATAGCTACCCGATGGACGATCTTGTGTAAATGCCACTGTTAAATTTCCATCAACTGCTTCGTCAACTGCTGGGCCTGGTAAAAAACCTGCCCTTGCGTCACCGGTATCTAAATCATAGCACTTAATTGTAAAGATAATCCCAGTCTCGTTAACATCTGACCATCTTGCCCATACCCTAAAATAATTTTCGGAATAAACTCCACTACCTACAGTTTTAGTAAAAATAGTTTGATCAGTCACAGTGAGATCCAACCCGCCAATTGAATTAGTTGTGCCTGTACCTGTACATAGTGTCTGAGTGTAATCCATATAAATTGTACCGGCACCACTGAACACATCGGCCCACTTTTGACCTTTACCTTGGCCTGCCGGATCTGCTGTTGTAGTAAATCCTGCTAAAGATAAACTAATTTTAATCTTGCCACCTGCATTAAAAAAGTATCTAAGCCCTCTACGAGATCCATCACTATTCATATCTGCACCAGTTACAGTACAAGTAGCAGTTAATACGTGATTATTAGCACTTTGCTGGCCCCATGTTCCGCTTACACTGCTCTGTCTTGTAGCACTCGATTTAGCTTCGTCAGGGCTAAATTGTCCGTTAGCAATAGATCTTTTATTAGTAACGCAATCGTCAGCCATTGAATTATAACTGCTAAGGTGTGAATAAGATATCACTGTAGTATTATCGACATCTGTTAAACTTGCTGTGCCAATTTGATGAATTCTGGAATTTACAATATATGTTCTTAACGAGTCCCAATGAGATGCGTATACGATTGCATTATTTGCAGCAGGGTTGTTACCCATAACTTGGCCATATCCATCGTCATTTCTTCCATACACTGCGTTAACTTTATCATAGACTAGAGTATAATCTACGTCTTCTATTAATTGACCCTGGCCGAAACTCATTGCTTGCCCTTATAATATTATTGCTTCTATTAGCTTTATGCCATGACTATCAGACGTTTCTAAAGATATAGCAAATACATCAGAGGTATTTATTATAGACTTTATTGCGTGTCCATCGTTAGATGCTATTAACTTATCTCCTTTTTGTATCGGCCCTAAAACTTTAACTGGAACACGGCCTTTAAGTGCTACCAAAGTTCCGTTTTCTAAATCACTATTCATTATGTAAGCTGGATTACTACTTACCACACCAACAGCTCTTTGACCTAAGCTTGATTTGGTAACTTCTGCTGTACCGCCTACAACTAACACCGTTCCTGTCTCATAATCGTCGTCTGCTAGATATTTTTCTGCTAGGTCGGCGTACCTTGCACTTGTGGCTACACCGTTAAATACTCCTGCGTATACATCACCGTTCGAATCTCTCGCTACAATTGTATTAGCTGTGGCTGTAGTTGCAGCAGATCTGTAGGTAGTATTAACCAATAAAGTATTTGCACCAGTAGCATTGCCTTCAAAGCTGTTAGAATATACACTATTAAATTTACGGGTACTCGACCCAATATTGTTTACACCGGTAGTCGGTGATCCTGAGGTATCATATCCTGGCAACAAATCGCGTCCTGCTATTTCTAAAGCATACTTTGTCCCGGAAGATGTAGTTTGAAAACGAATAGTTGAGCTTACAGCATTCTTTATAACCGGTGTTGTTCCATCACTATCAATATAAACTGCAAGATCATTATCATTACCTACTGTATAACCTAAGTCAGCAAATCTTACTATCCCAGTAAAGGCAGCACTGCTTGAGAGTATAAAATCTCCAGAAGTATAGCCATTTAGCTTTAAACTGTTGCTAGATGTTCCCCAGTATCTATGAGCAGATGTTGTAACTCCTGTACTAGGAGTATTAACTAGTGTAAGACCTGGTTTAATATCTGTAAATCCACCACTAACAATTTGTCCGGATTTAATTGTAAAAGCAGCTTTACTAATAATATACACAGTTTCATCATCAATGATGCACTCAATTATAGGATGTAAAGCATCTGAACTATCTAAAACATTTCTAGACCTAAATTGTGTAGCACCAAAATTTTCTACTACGTCGGGACCAACTAACGTAAAATCTATACCATTATGCACATATAATTGCTTAGTTGATGTCTTATACCATAAATCACCTGTTGTCAAACCTAATGGTTCACTGCTAGAAGCCTCAGCTCCGCTAGCAGATTTCCATTTACTTGAACCATCGTAATAACTAAGACGCTTAGTTGAACTATTATACCAAAGTTGACCCGAAACTGGAGAATTTGGGGAAGTAGGATTAGAAAAATTTTCTAATAAATGCAGAAAATTCTCATTTTGTGCTTCACCATATCCAGCATAATTCTTGCCAATTAATTTAAGAGAAGTAGTAGAATCTATTGTTCCGTCCGCTATGGTAGAAATTCTACTTCCATTGTATCTATTAATCTCGTATGGCATTACCTAAACCCCTTATTCTATGTATTTATTATTAATGTAAATCTACCCAAACTCCATTAGCATACGCCTGAACCTTATTAGTAGTTGTATTATAGATAATTTCACCATTTTCTTGATTGGTTCTTGCATCTCGAGCAGCAGTAGTATAAACAGGTAACCGTAACTTATCACTCATCCTTATTGTAGAAACCGATCCATCTACAGTTAAATTACCGCTCTCGTTAACTCCAATAAAAATCTGCCCGGCAGGACCTAATTTTAAACTATCATTATTAACTAAATTCAATGTCCCTTGTATTACAGGATCTGAAACATCATTCCTTACTAATGAGTTTCCAGAAACTATTGTTCCATCAGTTAACACTAAAGTTTCAGCTATTGCTGCGGTAGCATTTAACTTTAAAACATTTGTACCTCCAACTGGAATATTACAAATGTTAAATCCAGGTTTAACAGGATTATTAACTACTCCGGTGCTAAAGATACCTGTAGGAATAGTAAAATTAACCGTGTTTTTACTAAATATTCCTAAAACTGACCCGCCTAACCATAATACTAAAATAGTTCTTTCAATATTATCAGAATCTTTTATAGTCCTTACTTCAAACCCGCTAACACCTTGACTTTTCTTATATATAGGTCCAGCTAATTGTAGCCCATCTTCGCCATCGTAAAAATACAGCTGATTTTCTGAACTATCAATCCAAAAATCACCCTGGGTCAAACTTGCTGTTAAAGGTGCAGTTCCTGAAACTATCGGGCCACTACCTTGCTTCCACTGCTGGCCGCTATATACCTTCAAGCGTAATTCGTTAGTGTCGTACCAAATTTGACCTGTTAAAGGATTATTAGGCTGGCTAGTGCTTGCAAAATTTTCTAAGAGTTTAACAAAATTTTCGTTGAGGTGTTCCCCAAAATTAGAAGTATTTTTTCCGATTAAAGTTAGATCTGTAGAAATTTGATCTATTGTACTATCTAATACTTCGGCTAACAAAGAACCGTCTGTTTTATTAATTTTATAAGCCATTAGTCAAACTTTCCAGTAAAAATTATATAATTGATAGTTAAGTACGGGTTAAGAACATCAAATGATTGCCCTGTACTAGCAGAACTCACCCCTCCACTGTTTACTAATGCTGCACCAGTACTTGTAAAAGGAGGAACAGCCTGATTATAAACTACCCCACTTTGACTTCCTGAAACCGAAGTTGACGGGTTAATAACAGCACTAAACTGAGTATTGTTAGGGCTTTGCAAATCATGTGTGTGCTCTGGGAGATTAGACAAAGATAAAGTTTTAGATTCTGCTCCTCCTTCGCCGCCTAAAGTATCTCCAGTAACACTAGTAATTCTATTAGCACTAGAACCAACTGTAGAAATATAAGCTGTTACACTGATAGCAGCAAAACTAATTGAACCAACAGTATTCGCTGATGTAGTTGTTATAGTAATTGACACCCCTGGAGTAATTGCAGCAATTGTTGCTGTTCCTCCAAACGCACCAACTCCTGAAACTTTTAATAAAGTCATTCCAACTACTAATCCAGCTGTTGTATTCATCGAAGTAATCGTTGTTGTAGTTGCTGAACTTGAAATAACGCCTGACAATCCCGAAATCTGGCTTGAAGCTTGAGGCACCTCAATACCGTTATTCATTGTGTCAATTCCTAAAGCAAATCTTCCTCTTAAATCAGGTAACTTAAATGTACCTGTTCCTTGTAGTGGACCGTTTACGTAAACATTACCTATCACAGAATAAAGCGTAGGATAATCAGATCTTAAAACTTCAGCACCGTCACAAAGTAAGTATCCAGTTGGGGGTGTTGGGCCTGCAAATGGAAGAATAGTTCCAACAGGAACTGTTGCTACTTTAGCAAACAAGCTATCTCGTGTAGTCTTTTTAAGTGTATTAGTCTGATAAACTAAAAACAAATCACCCGGATCTTCTGTAAGGCTTGTAATCTCTGACTTATTGTAAATAAACTCAGGATCAATTTCTACTGAAAATGCCTTAGTAGTTCCTCCTGTAGAGCCATCAAATTCTACTGTGCCGCCTGTAGTAGTTTTAACATCACCCGTGATACTAAATGTTGTAGGCGAAAGAAGCTTAGTAGCAGACTCGGCTACACTTCCTACTCCTAAATTAGTAATGTTCGAAGTTGTTACTGTAATCGAGTCAGCTACAATATTCGAGACATAAAGCGTTTGCCACTTTTTATTTGTGTCGCCTAAATTAAAACTTGTTGTTGTAGTCGGAATAATACTTTTTGTTGTTGCTGTAGAATTAAGTGTAGTTTCAGATCCAACAAATAATTTTTTGGCAATACTCATTCCACCAGTTGTTGTAAAACTGCCAGTAAGATTTGTAGTTGTTGTATTTGATGCTACATCAGTTGAATCAAGTAACTTAAATCCAACAGTACTTCCTACTGGAGTAGTTAATTTAACTGTCCCGACAATGTCTAATGTTTCAACAGGAATAGTATTGTTAACGCCAATCTTATTGCCTTTAATGGTTAAAACACTATTTGTGACAGCACTATTAGTTGTAGTAAATGTTATGCTAGAACCATCTATTTTATTTTCTATTAATAGCTCACCGTTAGTGTTTAGTGTTAAGCTAGCACTAGCACTATCTCCAAGTGTTAACCCAGCATTACTGCGAATTGTTAATCCATAATTAGTAGAACTAACAACGTCTGACCTTAAAAACTTAGTTGAGTCAACCGTAACATTTCCAACCAATAATGCACTAGCCTTTTCCGCAGTACCCCATAACTTATTTGATGTTCCAGTAACAAACGTCTTGCTACTAACAGTTACTCCTGGATTAATTTCAGTGAAACCTTCAATAGTAATTTTTGGAGTAAACTTGTCTTTACTTAAAATTAAAACTGTTTCTCCAGAAACAACTAATCGAATTATAGTTCTCTGTACATTAAGTGTATCAACAACCTGCTCAATTACTGGTCCGCTATTAAGGCCTTCACTAAATTGAGGTCCTACTAGTACCCAGGCCGAACCTGACCAAAATTTCATTTGCTTATTTGTCAGGTCAACCCACACATCACCTGTAGTTTTGTTTGTAGGCGCTGTATAAGCCTTAATTAAGTTACCAGCAGGAACATAATTTTGCCCATCAAAAACTTTTAATTGAGTATTACCTGTATCATACCATAATTGTCCTACTACTGACTTTCCTGTAGTAGGCTGTGTAGGACCGGCAAAATTTTCTAAGAGATGTAAAAAATTTTCAGCAAATGCTAAACCATATCCTGGAGCATTTTTTCCTACAAAATTTAAGCTCGTAAGGGTTGAATTAACCAACCCATCACTAATAGTAAGACTACTTCCTCTAGGATTGTTAGGATTAGTGAAATTAATTATGTATGACATCTTATACCTCGCTTAATCCGGTAAGACTCTGTATTCTTACTGTATAGTCGACTTGAATTAAACGATTTAAGCTTTTTTGCACAGGATGGAAAATAACGTGGGTTAATAGTCGTCCGTCACCGTCAGGATTATAAGATTCCAAGCCTAGCTCATCAAAAACATAAACACCATTATTATTAGTTGTGTTATCAAATGCCTCTTGATCTGAAGGCTCACCGTAATCTAATAAACAGGTTACAAAAACATCAGTGTAATTTTTTCCAGTAGTATGTCTAGTTTCTATCTTGTTTCGTAAAGGGTCAACGTTTAAGACTGACCTATCGTCAATTACTTTACTATATGTCTTATTGTACAAACTAGCATTGGTCCCTGTACTATTTGGAGTCAGATATGTAATAATACCTGTTGGATCAACAGTTGTTCCTCCGTTTCCAAAAGCTAACTTATAAATGAACCCTTGCCCTGCATTAGCAATGCTTTCTGCTAACGCAATACTAATATTTTCATAATGTATAGCGTTTCTTTTATTAATGTAGGTAACTTTATCAATAGGATCATATATGTGTATATGTCCTTCAATATGTAAACCAGTAAGATCTTTTCCGTGCATTTTTTATCTCGCTGTTATATTTATTATCTGCTATATTCAGGGTAAAACGGCTCTGCTTGTAAAATAAATTTAGCCTGAGCTGTATTCGAATCAACTAAATCTGTATTAGCGTCATCCTCCCAAATCATTCCTTGCCTTTTAACTACTAATATTTCTCTATAGGACGGTATAGATTCCGTAAAATTAATCACATTTGAGCTGTCATCCGCAACAAACTGAGCGGTTTCGATCACATCTCCTTCGGGGCTATATGGGTAATCTTGTGTTATATCATACGAAGTTTTTGAGACCTTTCTCAACCTGTTGCCACCTACAAACACTTCAACATTATTCTGAGACGGTGCATAATCCAATGAAATCTGTGCAGTTTCTTCTGTAGTTACAACACGTTTGATTTCTTGTGTATCTTGATACTCAATAGTTTCACTTACACCGAAATTAATCACTAGTGTTTCTGCTTTATGCTTAGTTGGAGCTCCTGTTCCTAAAGTTCCCCTGCGAAGCTTAGTTAATGTATTACCAACCTTAGAAAAATATTCTATTCTTTCACCATTAATTTCAATAATTCCTGGAATATTTAATGCTACATCTGGAGCATCAAGAACTGACCCATCAACTACCTCAATTGACGCATCAAACTGAAGAAGGTCTTGTGCTAACCTTGTTGTTTTAGATTTGTTTAATCTCTTAAAATGTACTCTATTCAGCATATCTTTAAATTGCATATAACCATATCCTTTTGAAGTTTTCTTTGACCCGAATATAATTATATCTAAAATGTCTGTATTTAAAATAGGACTTCCTAGTACTATTTGCTGTAAATCGCTATCTAGATAAAAATCTACGCCTGGAGTAAGCATTTTATTATTCTTGATTATCCATACAAAATCATCTACGTTAACCTTCTTAAACAATTTAATTTTGCCGCCTCTTAAACTACTATATCTATAATAATCAGCTGTATCGATATCCAAAAATGCAGTTGAATTAACCGATTCCTGAGTTCTTACTATCTCTAAAATATCATGATTATAAAAAGAGACTACATCAATCACAGACCCTGCTGAAGGAGCAGAAGAAAATATAATACTATTACTTGACGCTGTAGTATCAATAATATACTGACTATCGCCTGTATTTGTTACAGATAAAATACTTCCTTCATTATAAATTAAGGAATTCAAACTAATTGAAAATCCAGATAAATTTATAGTGTAATCAATGCCTAGTCCCAACTCATCTCCATCTAAATATACTTTAATATCAGATGGATTAACACTACCTGGAGGCTGTTGATATTTTACCATTGTATATGTTAATTGATTATTTGTTAAAATAAAACATTGAGTTATACCTGGATTTACAATTTCTCCGTCTTTGATTACTAAAATATTATTAGCCAAAGGCTCGTCTACACCAATTGGATTTGCCAATGGAAACTGAACTGTGCTCCCATCAGTCGCTAACTGCTCTGATCTTACCACACTAGCCGAATAATTACCATCATTAGAAATCATATAGGTAATAACAGCATCTTGAGGTTGAGCAACACCGAATCTAATACCTACTTTATAAATGTCAGAATAAGAAGAATCTGTTTCAAAAATTTCATAATTTACAGACTCTCCATCTACTAAAACAATATGGCCTAATCCATCAGAATAAGGAGCATTAGTAACAAATTCTACAGTACTGCCATCAGACACAAAGTAATCAAGATCTAATAAATTAGCAGAAGTATAACCCATTCCTATCACAGTAACAGTTTCGTTGGCTGCTGGAGCAACAAGAAAACATACATCCCTAGTATGCCAATTAAACGTGTAATGAGTATCTTGTCGCTTAATTATATTCCCAACTTTTACAAAAATTGCACTTAAATTTTGAGGTAGCTGTTCTAAATTAAAATATACTCTGACGCCATCGGCAATATAGGTCTTTAAAAATATATTAGCAGAACTACTTGTCGTTAATTGAAAAACTTTTATAGCTAATGTATCGACAACCTGGCCTGGTACTATTTCTTCTGGGGCATAACTCGATGTAGGAGTAACTAAACCATCCCCGTCGATGTTTATATCTTCTGGGTTAACTCCTGTAGCAGTAGTATAAGCTAAATTCCCGCCTTCTAATTGTGTATCATAATCTTCCGGTTTAGGACTAATACTTCCATCACTTGTTGTTTTCCTAAAAATTATAATATCATCAGTTTGTAATTCTAATGGAGGGTTACTGGAAGGATTTGGTAATTCAAATTTATACGTAGATCCATTGCCAACTATGGTCTGCATTACAGCATCGTTATTGGTAAGAGGATTTAATGTACCAAAATTAAGATCGTCTAATCTAGTTTCTATGTAATCATTCGTTGACCCTGGTACAAGGCGTTTTAGGTATACATTAATTTGCTCTCCTACTCCTGGAACATAATCAAATTCAAATTCTCCGTATGTACTGTCATTAGGAATTACAAATATCTGATCTTCAAACCCATCATTCTCATCACCCCAATTTGATTCCCCGAATAAATCACTGTCAAAACCCTTAACGCCTACAAAATTCACCAAACCTTGAATGTTTACTCCGCCGTAATCAATTCCGGTCATTAATTGTGCATAATCTTTGCCTAACATTCCTGAATTAGGGTCATAGTAATGTTTAATTCTATCCAATGCATTAAGATGTTGAAAACCGATTTGATATGAAATAACAATAATATCTCCTCGAGCTGGAGAATACTCTAAAGTTAAAACTCCATAATAGCTAGTATAACCTCTGGCTGTAGAACTTCTAGAACTTACGAGATAATCGTCCTTTAATATATCAAGCCCATTTATAGATACAGAATAAGTGTCTCGTTGAGTACGTGGTGCGTACCTTAATTGAAATTGTAATTGGCTTCCTGTTCCTATAAAAGTTTCCGTAAATTCTAAACTAGTGCCAGTATATTCTTCTAACCTAGAAGTTCTATCAAACTTCATGGTTACACTATTAGATCTTACAGTTTCGCTTTCGATAACAGCTGATACTTTAGCTGCTGTCCCTGTAACAGATAGCCCTCCGTCTAATATAATAGTAGGAGCTGAAATATAACCAGTTCCATAATCTAATATTTGAATCCTGTTTACTTTTCCGGCGGAAATATAAGCATTGGCCCGAGCAGGTGTCTTACAATTACCGATTATTTTTACAACTGGGTTACTAATATATCCTGATCCCGAATCAACTATATCAATAGACTTTATCTTAAACCCTACATTCTCTAACCAATGTCTCCAAGGATATGTAGACAAGGCCGAGCTATAACTTGAATCATCATTTATATTAATATTAATTGTTTGCGCAATTAGATTATTATCTATATAAGTAGGCAAGTCAAAATCTGTTACTACTGATCGGCTGTTATCAATTTTGTTATAGCTGCTTACATATTCTCTTATTTTTGTTCTATATGGTTTTACTTCTTTAATATAATCTTCGAAATTTTCAAGGCTATCATTTCTATAAGTAACTTTTTGTTGTAGCTCTCCTAAATTATGCTTAGATTTTACAAAACTTGTCTTTGTTATCCAATCGACAAAAGGTTGCTCATACATTACATATCTTAAACTACTAAAGAATAATTTTAAATATTCTACATATAAATCATCAACTAATATATTATTCTTTAATACATTAATTATTATTGCCAATTCTTTTACAGGAGAATAATCATAATATTGGCTATCAAACAACTGTGTATCAAAACCGATTACATTTGAAGAATAGTCATATAATGAATTACTAAATTCTAATGTACCATTTTGCCTGCCAATAACTTTATAATTTTCAGTATAATCTGTAGTGAATATATTATTATATTTTTCTAATAATAACCATCCGCCTGATCCAATGGTTTCAACTTTAACAACTTGTCCTATTTCAGAATTTAAAGTATATAATTCATTTGTATTTTTAACTAAATGGTCTATCTTTGTAAACTGATTATATCCTGTATCATACCAGTCTATATAATTCCAAAAATTAGTTACATCATATCCTTGACTTTGCAATCTGTTGTAAGATTGAGAACTAGAAGAGTATTCGTAAATAGACCAAATTCCTCTAATGGTAGAATCTGAGTTAACTAAAATGCTAAACTTTCTTGCTGTAAATGTTGTATTTGAATCATAGCCATATCCTTTGCTAATAATTTCAACATCAACAACTTGCCCTAAATCATTAATGATAGTTCTAATTTTAGCATCTTTACCGGTTCCTGATATTGAAAGATAAAATCTATTTTTATATCCATATCCAGAATTAACAATATTAGCTCCAACAATCCTACCATCTTTTATTATAGGAGTAAGCTCAGCTGTTTCTACTAATGAAGTAGTTACAAATCTAAACTCATCAATAGTATCAACTACTTCATCATATAACCCGGAAAATGAACTAGGAGCAGTATCTTTTAAAAATAAATCTGATATATCATAATCGTCAGTAATAATTTTAGTTTTTAAAAACGAATTAGTGCGCTCTATGAACTGCTTAAGCGCCTCTACCCTGTTTATAAACATACCTTGTCTAGGTCTAGACAATATACCATATTTTTTCTTTTCAGGCAGAGTTGGACTCGGAACTAATCGACCATAGCTATCTTTACCAGTTAAACTGTCGAACCACTTTTTCTCTATCTGTGTCGGAATAATAGTTTTTTCATACAAGCTTATCAGCTTCCATTGACTATGGCTGTTTGATTTTCTATACTGCTTATCTACTGTCCAATATTCAATATTAAGGTTAGTTGTATCAGATTTAATATACCTTGCTAAATTTACAAGAATAAAAGTATTTGATGATGTAAAGGCTAAACACGGATATCCTTGAGCTACAGGATCACTTATTAGTTTAGATATATCATTGGCACTAAGTTTTCTATCCTGTATTCCTGGAATAATTGTAGGATTCTTAACCCAATAATAATAGATATTTTTAAAACTTTGGCTTACTCTATCATAATACTGTCTTACACTGTAACAGCTATTACCGTATTTTGACTTACCGCTAATCCCTAAGCTTTCCCCTTTTTCAGTTCCTGATAATGTATCCCACTCTGATGGTTTGTACTTGGTTTCTACCCACTCAAAAATATCTATACTAGCAGTGTCATAAAGCTTGTTCCAGTTTGCTGCTCTATATGTTGTATTTCCAACATTACTTTCAACAAACTTTGCTCTAGTCAAATCCCACCATAACATCCCTACATAAGATTTGCTCCAAGCTTGTCCATCATCAACATTTACCTCATCTGTTCCTATGTTATAGGTAGCAGGATCGTAAAATGTTTTAAACTTAATCTCTTGATCAGCTGGTCCTGGAATTTTTCCTTGAGTGACATCTAATACATCTAAGTAGGTTATTAGCTTTTCTTCTATAACATCATATAGGTATATTTTCTTAAACCTATCTACTAATACACTATCTGCTTCTTGGTATTTTACAGACCAGTTAAAACTTCCAGGTTGCTTATAATAAGAAAATACTTTTCCTGCGGATTCAAAGGTGCTATTGTCTTCTTTAGGAGCTCCTACTAAAATAGTGTTTGATCCTACTCCTATAGAATATCCATAGTTATCAACTAAGTCTGTATTTTCATTAGTGGTCAAGCTTTGTCCAAATACAAAATTAGTATTGTACCTATCAAATATATCTATTCTTCCAGTATCAATGTGCTTATCATTAAATCGTGTTGTGTCGTTATCAAATGTAGTAGAGTTATTATCAAAAGTAAAAAAGTTATCAACATCACCATTTAAGCTCAATACAACCAATGTTTCGTCATCATTCATAAATTGAATATTATATCCAAAATATTCAAAAGATTCCGTGTTATGGCTTTTTAACTGTTGCTTAAATTCATATGTTTCATCTAACAAATAAATGTCAACCCTACCGCTGTCAACTAGTGTGTCATCATCTAACGTAGCACCTATAGCAAGATAGTTTCCATTGCTAGATAATGCAACTGATTGACCGAATCTGTTATACTTTATGCTTGAATCTTGTAAAGTTTGAAAATTACTATACCCGTCACTTGTTTTTTCATAAACATAAACTTTATCATTATTCGGATCACTGACGACTAGCTTACTACAATCACCCGACATCGACAAACTGTATCCAAAAACTGATGAGTTAGGTTCTGTCAATGTTTCTTCCAAGATCCAATTAGCAGTATCAGAAATAGCAATTGTATAAATGAACACTTTATTAGAGTTAACAGCTGAAATAGCAGCTACATATTGATCAATTTCTTTAGAAATAACGATCGATGAACCTATATCAGACACAGACAAGCTAGATCCATTAATTGATTGCTTATAATTAAATGTTCCTAGCAAACTATTTCTACTATAAAAATGAACATATCTACTTGAATCTTGTAACCTTTCGGATATTGCTAACCAGTTGCCATCTGGGCTTAACGCTAAATTAAATCCAAAATCAGCGCTATTAGTATAAGAAGTTACTAAAGTAAATTGTTGCTTCCATACAGAATCAGAAACATTTTTAAAAAACACTGTTACCTGCTTTTTATCACCTATAGCAGCAATAGTTCCTTCTTTGTTAACAACAGTTGACCTTCCAAACATAATATTATCTTCAATTATGTTTAGATGTTCAATATATACATCATTATAAACTCTAGTATGTTCTAAAATTACGTGTCGATTTGATCCGTTATTATCAACCCATAATAGCTCATTATTCTTAATTCTTTTTGGAATATATGAGTTAAGGTTGTCTATAGAATCGGCTCTAGCTTCACTAAAATAAAATGGAACACAATTAGAACTATCTCCGACTATATCTTTATCCCATTGAGAAATTGACTTTTTAATATAAATCTTTCTGCCAATTACATTGCTTATTTTATAAAAGCCGTTAATAAGATCTACATTACTCAAACCAATTATCTGTCCTGCTTCTACATTAGGTATTATATCAACTGTTATTGTTAAGGTTGAGTTAGCATATTCAATTAGTTCGATTCTAAAAGTATGCTTAGTCAAGCGATAAACAGACCAATTCTTAGGAGGAGCTAAAAATGCTGTCCAAACATAATCACCTTCTGTATAATTTGAAATATCTTCATTTAAAACTTCATCTAATGAATCAAAATGGGCATTTACATCAGTGTATCGAACAAACCCGGCAGGCCTTAAATAATTTTTAACTGTACCAACAGGCCATATATTATGTGAATATCCTACAGGTTTTATTACTATATCAGACTGGTTTATTCTATAGATAAAGTCAGGATCATACCCTATCTCTTCAGTTAAGAAAATCGATTGAGGATTAATCTGAATATTTTTTTCATCAAGGTTAAACTCAATTTCATCAAACGTATCTATAGCACCATAACTTCCGACTCTAACAGCCCATTCTTCATTAAATGTGAGGCTTTCTTGATCATCCGAGCTTAACACATCAAATAACTTATTAAGAACATTTTGTGTTCCTTTTTCAGTTATCATACCTTGATAAAATTTATACTGACTAATGTCATCATTAATAATATTTTCTAGGTACTGACGTTTTTGATAACCTATTAAATGCTGGGCTAACTTTTGCTGATTTATGTCGAAGTTGTCACTATCTAAATCATAAAAATCTGTAAATTGTTCTGCTTTATAATCCCAATTAGGAAGCATTTTACTTTCTGGCTTATTTGTTAAAATAATCCAATCTTCATTATTTAATATTTCAGTTCCTGGCAAAAACTTCTTGGCTGTATAATAAAAGTCTTTATAAAAAACAACATCGCCTAAGTTATAATCTGTCCAAGGTTCCCAGTTTTCAATTTTAGCTTGATCGAATATAAATCCTGGAATATTAAACCCGCCGTTCCAGTTAGTAGAAATATAACCTAATAATTTTATTTTATCGTGCTTGTAACCAGAAGTAACATCATAAATTATATCATTGAATAATGTTACATTATCTAAAAGCATTACGTGCTCTTTTTGTACTAAACGTAAACCGGCTCCATATATACCATGATTAGTGTTTACTGGTTTTAGACTAAAAACATTACCATCTCGATATGTATTTGTTAGAGTGTTAGCTAGTAGCTCGCCATCTACTCTAAAAATCTTATAACCATGAAACTGATCAACTATGTTATCTACAACAGCATAATCACTAGATACAGTTAAAGTTATGGCGGCTGGGCTTAGGCTAATGGCGCTGCCTGCTGTCCAATTTTGAGTAGTCCAGAAAGTAAACTCCTTCGCACTAGTTTCCCAGTTTTCTATAGATTTTAAATTAGAGTTATAATCTTCAAAGACAAATCCTTGTAATTCTAGATAAGTACCATACCCTAAAATAAAATCAACAACATCTTGAACAGTTTTTAATTTTGTGCCATAGCTTAATATTTTTTCAATCCTAGAATCAAATTCTTTTCTTATGAAAATATCTCTACCACCAATTATTGGTAATTTAGCTAGCCTTGTAAAATTTGATGCCTCAAAGTTTACTTCTGACGTATGGCTTATGTTGACTCGGTAGTAAAACCCTTCAAATCTTACAATTTGCCCAGAGCTATACCGATTTCCTGAATCCCACTCAATAAAACTTTCTGAGATACCTCCTATATTAATATCTTTTCCTGGACGACTCCAATCAAAATATTTAAAGTAAGGCTGATCCTTATTGTAACCTCTAATATCAAAACCGTCAGCAAATTTTGTAATGATTACACCGCTATAGTCTAACTTTTTAATAGGACTACCAGTGTTTAAGAAAATTTTATAATTTTCCTCTGGAACAAAGATTCCCATTGTACTGTTAGGACTTTTGCTATCTAAAATTATTTTTAACTTCTCTTTACTGGTAAATCCACCCAACCTACTAGCTATTCTATTTTTCAAATAACTAAGCTCATTCTTGAGCCTGCTAACAAATATTGGTAGTTCAGTTGACAGATTATCTATTATGTAGTTAACTAGTCCACTAGTATAAATTCTATTATTATCATTCACCGTAGACGGTAAAAGAAAACTGTCTAATCTAATACGTAAATTTGTATCTGTAAAAATTAACTGATCAACTAAGTTACGTTCAATCCTGCTTCTATCAAAACATAAGCTAATTGCCTTGCTTGGATTCATTAAAATGGCGGATTGAATCAAAGAAAAAGCATAATAACTACTACGTCGCCAAGCTGTTTCTACTGGTCCTTGATCGCCGAATGTATAAAAACCTTCTTCTGTTAAAGCAGCAATATTTTTCAAAAATCCTGAAACAAACGGTGTTACTAGATTTCCTTGAGAATCAACTGGTTTACCGTATTGCAAAATATTTTTAACAAACTTAGGATTTACTTTAATAGTTTTATTAGGCTCTCTAATAATACCTTCTTTAATATCATCCCATAAAACAAAATTATCACTAGTATAAGGAGCCGGACCATAAACTTCTTGCCACCATTTAGGTTCTATACTGAACCCTAAACATTCCCAAGGATGCGAATGGGGGCGATCAGTATCTAAAATATACTTGTATATTCCTCGCCAAAAACCTGGGCTGTCTGTATCATCAGATAAACTAGCTCCTCTATAATTATAAGTCCAAGGATCAGATACATCCCAATACCCTTGCTCTGAAAAATCATTCTGGATATTTGTTGTCCATTCAAAAAAGAACTTACTAAGAATCTCATCTTGTTCTTTTTTACTATAAGACAGATTTCTACTTTGCCCAGGAATAAAATCAAAAATATCAAATATTTCTGGATTATATTTTATCTTTATATTATTAAAAATTCTTTTTTCTAGCTCTAATAATACGTCATCGCGATAATCATTAAAGCCGATAGTAATACTTCCGTCATGACCTTGAATAACTTTTGTTGGTTCTAAATACGTATCATCGATATAAATTGTTGGTTCGTACAACGGATATATTCCTAATTTTGTAGGAGTTGGTGGGCAGAAGCTTCCATCGGTTGTTTCATATTCGTAAACTTCTAGCAAATCATCGTCAATTAAATCTGTTAAAATTTCAAAATAATCATTATTAAAAACATAATCTCGTCCGTGTAATAGTTGAGTATTATTTCTATAAATTAACACCGATTTATTAGACAACTGCTCCAGACTAAAAGAGTTACTTAACGGATAAGCTTTTGTTCTATAGTCAAGAACACGATACTCAAAGCGTTTATTTGCAGTATAGGCAAACATATCACTTAAAAAATACGGATCAGTTTTTGGTTTATCTTTGTTTAACTCGTTAAGAATTATATCTGTTAACTGTTTAGCTTCAGTGTGAACAGCAATTTCTGAACTCTTAACTAAAAAAGCTGTTTTAAATTTTCCATAATCGTTTTTAGCTTTGTTTAATGCAGACATTACATTAAACTCTTTGGAACCTAAAGCATATAAAGGTAAGTTTAACGGCCCGCTATGCTGAACAAATCTAGTTCCTAGCTGACTTAGCGGACCTTGATCTCTTAAATTTCCGTAACCTGGATATGTTCCTTCAAACGTTTCTAAATTATCAACAATACTATTAACATGATCTATAACTTCCCCTAAAGTAAACGTTTTAATGTTTTGATTTAACGGATTGTTTTGGAAATTTATAGGTAACTCATAATATCCATTTGAATTCTTTGGTTGCTTAGAATATAGTTTTAGTGTAACGATATCGGTAGATTGGACTCCATTTGTTACATAAATTTCTTTTCTAACTGACCTATTAACTATACTAAAAGCATTTTCTTTTAGCTTTACACTATTAATATAGACTTTAACTTTTAAGTCAGATAAATCTAAGTTTTCATCAAATACATCAATAGGAAATCCTTTAGTAATTCCGTCAATATTATGATTCTTGAAAACTCTTAATATAGGTTGAACATTTTCTAACTTGTTCTTTATCCAGCTATTTTCATAAGTACACTCAGACAAATTAACAATTTTTTTCAAGTAACCCACATCAATATTCTTGGTGTAGATAGTTGCTATTTCTTTATAGAAAAAGCTATCTTGTAATAAATCAAAATTAAAAACAATGTCTCCAACATTATTAATATTTTGATAACTTAAACTAAACCCTAGCTCACTATCAACTCCGCCAGTCCCACCCTTATAGGAAAATATTTTTGTACCTTTAAAATTAGTACCATCATAAGCAGAAGTATCAGAAAAGCTATTTCCATCCTTATCAAATACGTCAAAATATGGAGGCTGATTAATGCCTGTTTTAGTTTGGCCTACTACCCAATTGTTTCCGTTGTACCAATACATTAATCCTTGATTTCCGATTACCGAATCAGTCTCGGTTATCTTTACTTCCTCATACCTACCTTGATTAACAAGGACAGTTTCGTATCGCTGAGGAATAGAATCTTCTGTTTCTACTAGATTAATTTGGCGACGGAACCCTGAAAATACTTCAAGACTATGTGTTCCATCTCCAGTGGCATAAATGTCAACAGCACTTTGTAATAAACTGTCTGTGTACAACTGTAAGGTTTTTTGATCGATTACTTTAACATAATAAATTTGTCTATGAATTAATCCCTGTAATTGGATGTTATTATTACTAAGATAAATTACCCTGTCGCCATTGATCAATCCGTGATCTGTATCACATTTAATTGTGTCAGTTACAATATTAACACTTCCAGTCGAATCACTAGGTGCATTACTACTAAAATTAATTGTTCTTCCTGGAACAGTAATTAATACAAACTCTACTTGAAATATACGACCATTAACTAATCTATCAGGATCTGCTGTGAACAAAACACGCATACCATCGACGAGATCAATACCATCTATATTATACCCTAAACTACCAACAATAGTCGAAAACACATCAGTAGTAACATTGTCTATTAAATCTACATTCTTTTTAGCTACGTGTCCAAAATTGTAAAGTTTTAAATTTGCATTAAATTCTATAATAGGACGAGTAGCTCTTGCTGTTTGGTCTAATTCTAAGTCGCTGCCGCGATAATGGGCAGTCTTTATAATTACATCCTGATGATACCAACGATTTACTCTAGACCAAGCATTTCGATCTTTACTACTTCTGTTAACAACAATATAATCTTTACTTGTTGGATAATTTGTTACTGTGCTAAATGGAACTCGGTCAAAAGGATCATTATCAAATAATAATGCCTGCTCTTCGGTAAAACTAGATAAAATTTCTAAATCATTAAAGTTAATTAACTTTATAGCCTCACCGACACCCTCTACTAACCAAAATCCAGTTTTGTATAATTCGGGCTGTGTGTTTCCAATAAAATCTAATTTCATTCCATTGCTTAAGCTTAACCCAGATGGTAAAGTGTAAGTTTTTTTACCTAATATATCTTTTACAACATCTAAAAATGTATTTTCTTCTATGTCTTGAATAAGAATTATGCCTCCAGCATTAGCATCTTTTTCGCTTAGATAGTAAAGCTGATCTGGAGCATCTAACGGCACAGTAAAAACTATCTCGCCAGACTGAACAGAATTGTGGCTAATTATGTTGCTATCAGTTGTATACTGATCTAAAGGACCTTCAGATCTAGAAGTTTTAATACTAAACGGGTTATTTAGGCTAGTTACTGAAAAACGATAAGTTTGCCCTCTATACAAAGTTAAAGTAGGGTTTCTAGTTAGTCCGTCTGGGGTAAACAAATAAGCATAACTATCGCCTTGATCTTCTAAAATAACTGTATATGTACTATCGATATCGAGCTGTTGTCCAGAAATTGTTATAGGATCTGGCCCGTACGGTAACCAGTAATATTGCTGGAAATTTACAAATTTGTCCCAATCGATGTTTGGATTCCAGCTATAAAATTCTTGTTTGTTTAACCTTTCATGGTTATCAACTATTCCATTTAATACACTAATTTGATTAATATAGTCTATATAATCTTTAAAAAATTTAACATTTCCAAACTCATCTTCATAAACCAAAGAAGGCTCTAATTGGTAATCTTGTCTTAACTTATCTGTAGCTGCTAAAAATATATCATCAGATTTTACACTTTTAGCATTCTGACGACCAATAAATCCACTAATCTTTTTTACTGTTCCGGGCTGTGTTAACTGATCTAATGTCGATGCTAAAAATTTCTTATTGGCATCTGTTCTATAAAATCTAGGCAATAAATCTGATGTCTTGCGATTATTTTTATTTGTAATAGGAACTGGTGATTCGTTATCTAAAGACATTCTTAATTTCCTGATGAACTAATTATACTTTGTTGTATAGAATATGTTGACGATGAGCTAATTGACCCTGTTGATTTGATCCGAGTAGCAGTTACAGCAGTTATAATTTCAATATCATCAATGGTCGCACCGTTAACAAATATTTGATCTTTTTCGGCTTTAATTTCCATTAAGCTACCAAAAGTTAAATTACTCTTTTTTGGTACGATAACAAAGTTTACAATGCTTGTTGCTAATCGGTTCATAACAAACGTTGATAACTCTGTAAAATAAAAATTATCTCCAAAATCCCAATTATCAATAGTAAAGAATTCATTAATGGCGCTAATCACTTTGCTTTTAACATCATTATCACTTATAACTATCTCTGTATTTTTAACAACTTTAAATGTGGCCTGTAGATCTATGCTAGCATTGCTTCCAAATAAAATCTTGTATCTAGCTGGATGATATATCACCTCATCGCTTATACTTTTAATAAGATTTAAATCTGCTGATAACATATTGTACAAAGCGTCGGTACTTGGAGGTAAAGGCATTACTGTTCTAGTACCGTCTAAATATTCTCTAAATTCTTTATCATACTGCTTAGTTAAAACAAAAATATCAATAATATTAGTAATGCCAGGATCTATTCTTGTTTCATAATCAGCATTATGAATATACTGAAATTTTAAATTACTTCTGCCTTTATAACATTTATAGTCTAAGCTAACAGCTAACTCAGCAGTAGTCTTATTGAATTTTTTAACAACATCAGCATCAATAAAATAAAAATACTGGCTGTCATTATAAATGCTTAAATCAGTTATTAAAGACTCTGATTCTTTAATAAGAACAGTAAGAGATGAGTTATCAAAATACTTGTAATCTTCTTGATTATCTTCTATAGTATAAAGTTCCTCTATAACATAATAAGTTTGTATATCTGTACTCGATGTGGCTGTAATATTATCAAATATTTCTGGATTATCGACTACGCCATCATCATCTGAGTCAGCAAAGCTAATTTGAATTTTTTTAGTGTCTAAATACCCGTCTAAACCTTTATACTCTTCAACTATTTCTAAGTCTTGATCAAAAGTAAAAGCATTTAATGTAGCATTATCTCTGTTAATACTTAATAATCTAATTTTATCTTTTTCGATAGTGTTAGTTCTAGTATCATAAATTTTATCACTAGAATCATAATAAAATCTAATTTGTTTGTCACTTTCAAAAATATACCTTAAAAACCTAAAACTAACAGTATAATATTCAGAATCAGAAATAAAACTTACTAACCAACTACTGTCAGCTTTTTCATTAGTATTATAACCAGCTTGAGCTAAACTAAAATTATCTGTTAAATTTAAATTAACTTCGTAGACAATTGCCCAAGAACTAGTTGCTACATCATATCTTAAACCAAAAGGCTTGTGAGCATATATTAAATCAATAATAGAGCTAATGACATTCTTATTTAAAGTAGTTTTAAAAGGAGCAATTATTCTAACTAATTCAGCAGTATTAGGGATAATGTCATTTAACTTAATCGTTCCAAAACCAGAAGTCAAAATACCAGTTCCTCCGTTAGTTCCATCTCCTGCTACTGACACTACCTTAGAATATAGGTACTTTTGTACTCCAAATTGACTAGAATTTAATGTTAACGCATTATTATCTAATGTATTAAAATAATAATTTCCCGGGGCTTTAAATTTTAGCAAGGCCCCGGGTAGCACCGACTTTAATAAACTACTTGTATAAGTGCCTACTTTGATTGCCTGTGTCGAAAAGCTATTTTTAAAATATCCTGTTGATAAGTTAGTTTCTTCGGTGACGCTAACCCAGATTGTATCTACTGGAATTATTTTTGTAAACTTGTCATAGTAATAATCTCTAAGACTTGCTTTTGACATAAAATCGTATAACTGATTATAAATTGTAGATTCAATATCTGTTTTACTACTAAACTTAAATTGAAAACTATCGATAAACTCTTCTTTAAAAATTAACCCGTCATCGGCAAATAAATTAGTTTTGCTATATTTTCCTGTAGGATCTACAAGATCAAAGTAGCGACTTATTCCACTACTAGATCTATTAACTGCTTTAACCTTGGCTATCTGTTGACTAACGCTAAATGGACTAAGACTGTAGTCCTCGGCTGTTATCATTCTATTTTGAGTATAATATGTTGCCGGTGCTCGTTGTTTAATATTAGCTGAAGTTTCTGCGCTACTACTATTGTTTACACTAGTTACCAAACTCAATGTAATTAATATGCTTTCAGGTTGATTAAAATTACTTACATATGGAATTTCTATACTAATATTTCTCATATCTCTTGGATTTATTGTATAGCTAATTCCTTCACTTGTCCTGTAATAAACCCTAAAACTCCCTAATGGAAGATTTCCAAAAACTCCGTCACTAAACTGTAATGTTACCCTATCATTAACACGAGTAATAGCAGAATAGAAATTTCTAATAGATTTTTCTAAACTATTATAGATAACATTATTACCTTCATTGCTACTTAATTTTTGCCAATATTCTGACTCTAATCCTCTGCTATCTAATCTATATAACCATATATCATCATTGTTAATATTGTTAGCATCAATGTCTAATGTTTCATTAGTTGAAGGCTGCGTAAAATTAAAAGTTCCTTGACTTAGCTGTCCTTGCTTAAAAAACATATAAAAACCAGTATTAGAACTAGCATTACCTTTACCATCATTACGATATAAAAAAGCTAATCGATTACCTCGACTTGGAGGCTCTTCATATATTTCATCTTTATTCTTAAAAGTAGAGCTAACAATTTCAAAACTCATTGTTCTCCCATCTACACTTTTATCAAAACTGTAAATTGGAACATCTAAATTACTACTTTGAAACCTGTATTGCTCCGTAGGTATACCATAGATAGTCTTCTTATCTTCAGGACTTCCAAACTGCCTTGTGGCTGGTAAAGCAGCATTTAAAATTTTAATAAACTGGTCATACCAATTAATATTACTTGGATCATTCCAAGTAATAACCTGTCCGGTTAAATTCCTTCCATTGCTGTCTAAAACATTTTGCGTAGTTTGTACGCTGGTAATTTTTAACAATCCACTTCCAGCAATATTTCTTTTAGCATTATAGCTTAGTAAACGTGCTAATCTTAAAACACTTTCACGACGTTCAGCTAATTCTAAAAAATTATCCCTACTATTAAGATCAATACGATAAGCAATACTTTGCCCTAAAAAAGCAATTAAATCAATTAAAGCTAGATACTCACTACTTTCAATATAATCATTAAAATCTTCTGGATAATTTTCTCTTATATAGCCGATCATTACCCTGCGTAAATTCTCAAAATCATAACTTTGAAAGTCCGCACTACGAAAACTTTGATATATTCTACGCCAATCTTCGGCAACTAATAATCTATTTTGTCTATCGGTTATTGACATTTTTATTCCAGTTTTATATATTTATTTTGATAATAAACTACGCAGTTAACCTATTACTATACCATTTTCTTGGTCAAATCTAAGTTGTAAAGCTTCTTGTATATTATATGGATAGTAAGTTAGCATACACTCTATCTGTATTCCAGATTCGTACGTGGTAACAATAACTTGATCGGCACGAGTCCTAGGATCATAGTTTATAATTTGCTCAACATTGCTAATAACAGCAGCTTTTAAATCTTCAGTTAATGGTTCAAACAATATATCCCATATAATAGTACCGAACTCTGGTTGTTCAAGCCTTTCACCCATACGTATATGAAAATGATTAATAAGATCCTGCTTGATTAATTGTAAATCATAAAGACTAAAACTATTCCCATCAGTTGAAACTGTGCTAAACCCTTTATAGGTTTTTGTTCCTGGCAATGATTTAGTTTTAGCGTTAGTTAAGGTAATTTTATCATATAATTTGCTACTTGCTGTCATTGTCCCCACGACCCTTCATCATCTGTATTTTCTTCTACTGGCGGATTTCTTTGAAAAGTATCAATAGCTGTTGTATATTTTCTCCAATGACTTGCCGGCTCGGACATAGTTTCAGTTGGAGTTACATCACTAGCTGGACGATACCTGTCATCACTATCTCTATCAAGTCCTGGACTTTCTCCTTCCTTTTCAGGCTTAAACTTCATTGGATCTAAATTTTCATGATGAGGGTAAGGTTCATATGTTGGAACCCTACGTAACAACGTATCTAATTCAGTTAAACTTTCCCACTCGTCTTGCGCCGATAGATCAGGTAATTTATGAGTTTTTAAATATAATGGTATTGTGGATTTAGCCGTAATTCTAGCTTCAACGGCATCTGTTGCTGTTTCGGCAGTAGCAGCAGTAGGCCCATTCATATGAATTACTCCGGCTGTTTCAATAATTGCGGGGCCGGCTAGCGTTTCGTTATTTCCGCCGCTAGTTGTTCTGACATACCCGCCTACATTAACATCTTGGTTACCACCAACTGTAAATTTATGATACCCATCTATTGTATAATCAACATTTACTCCTACTAAATTCACTCGCATATCTTTATAAAGTCTTATATCAACTCTATCTGGTGTCTCACCATTTACATCTTCAATTGGACTACTAGTTTCTTCATCACTAGATACAGGATCAAAAGGATCTTGATTAGTAGAAGGCATTGGTCCGAATTGTGCTCCACTAGCTCCGTTTCCTCCAGTAAGACTAATACCTTTAGCTATACGCCAATCGAGTCTCCCATCGATGTTATGAGTATAATCTGTGGCATAATACTTCTTAACATCATTATTTACTGTTTGGCGATACTCCTCTTCTATGGTTTCATCTTTTCGATTTTTAATATGAATTTTCTGATCTCTATCAACAATAAGAACATGATCTTTTACAACATTAGTATGCATTTCTCCATGCACTTTAATATTGAAATTTCTACCTACTTCTAAATTAAAATCTCTATCTGAATAAAAATTAAAATCTTTCCTAGTTCTTATATTAATATTATCATCAGCAAAAATATCTATCTTTCCATCGCTTGTAAGCTCTATCCAAGTTGTACCTCTACTATTAGAAATATAAATCAAATCTTCACTATTATGCAAAAGAATTTGATGTCCTGTTCTAGTTCTTAACCTTATAAGTTCGTTATGTGGCCTATCTCGTAACCCTGTTTCATTCTCCTCTACATTTTTATATATAGGAGGACCTTCCGTAGGTAATGTTTCACGTTCCCACTTGTCATCACCATCGTCCATGACAAAACTACTACCACCAAGGCGACTAACAAAAGCATTATTAATTTTACTCTCTGCTTTACCTACCTTTCCTGTTTTTCCATTCTTATCTATTGGTCCTGGGGTACTTATTCCAAAAACCATACTTGGAACTTCTCTGCGAGCACTGCTAGATGTAATGCCCCTTGTGTCGTCTTTTAACAATCCTTGGTCTTCTAAAAACTTTGCTAATGGATGTTCTGGTTTAGGCTTTTTAGTCCCATCTTCATTACCTTCATGAATTTTTTTATTATATTCAGTTCCAGGCACACGAGATTTTTCTATGTCTGTTTCTCTACTATCTTCAACAATATATTCAGTAGCAGCGAACCCTGGTGTACTAAAATTCATATTTTCATTCATTAAAGGACACCCAATCCAGTACCCTTTCTTTTCATCACCGTTTAAGAAAATACAAACTACATAACTTCCTACATCTGGTGGAACCATCCAAAATCCATAACTCTTCTGAGTCTGATCGTGAGTATCAGGATCCTGACCTAGATAATCGTAGCTAGTCACTCCATAAAACGGACTAAGATATTTTACTGTTCTAATCTGAGCGCTAGCTGCTTCATCGCTTCCAACTTCTCTCATTAGCTGTACTTCAAGCACACCATTATAAGTTTGATCGACAACACTGACAACCTTGGCTAGACAAGGAGTCCCATCTTTAGTTGAACTATTCGGAGACGGTCTAAACTCTTCACTCATAGATTAGTGTCCCCTAGTTCTTGAGCATAGGTGTCTTGTTCATAAGTAGGTTCTAATGATTCTTCCCACTCTACTTCACCATCCCCTAAACCTGTAAATTCTGCATTGTCAGCTTCTTCTAATGGTGATACTAGTTCTATGCCCTGATCATCATCCTTAGGATCAGCAATCTTAGGTGCAACTGGTTTACCTTCTGGAACATTAGGATTATCTTGATTGGGTACTCTAACTAATGATAGCTCTTGAGTAAACTTACCTCGTGAAAAGTTACTTACTATTTGTAATATTCTAAATAACCCACTAAACTGAAATTGTGTTTCTTGATTGCCGAAATCATATAAAGAATTAAATTCAGGTATATTATAACTAGGAGTTAAATCTACTGGATTTCTAAAAAATACAGCGATATAAACCTCTCCATTTTCGTAACTCATTTCACCATCCTGGTTAATATTTTGTCGTTCTGTGTAACCAGCCCGATAATTTCCTGTTCCACTACTTGTTATATAAAATGGATCACCTAATATTGACATATTAAGATTTAACATATCATAACCTTTAATAGCAAGATCATGAAATTGTCTAGCTGCTAATGTAGCAGGGTCATCTGCTTGAAAGGCACCTCCTTGATTAGAAGTAGAAGTTTTTGTTAACACAGGCTTAATAGTATCAGGGGCACTATGGCTTGCTGGGCTAGACCCTTTTTGTGCTGGATCATCTGGTTCGCCTATTTTTTCTGCATTTGACCCGCCAGTAGACTGAGCTACACCTTGTTGGCCTGCTGAATTTTTTCCCATATCAGCTGTTAATGCTCGGTAAAACCCATTCTTAAATTCTAATCTAAGATCAATTATATCTAAATTATTACCAGTGTAATTATAATAATATTTTTTAACTACTTCATTCCACTTGTTTTCTATTCCCGGATTTTTACTATTAGCATTAGCATTCTTTTGAGCATCAACAAAGTATTCTTCAATTCTATAAACTATTTTTTTAGGTGAATAACCAGTTATAGGATCTTCAGCTCCTTTAAAAAATGTCTTGCTGTCAACACGCCACCAACGTATCTGACCTTGTTCAGTCCAATTTTCTTTTTTCAACGCCCACTTAACATAATCGCTAGTTATAATAACCTGATTAATAATATCTGTAATCAATTGCCCTTGATCAAAGGTGTAAAGTCCGTTATTAGAATTAACCTTCATCTTTCCTCGTTTAAACACGCCATCTTCATATACGAAATTATCTTCAGCAAATCCAGTTTCACCTTTGTTATAATTGTCAAAACCTAACTTAGCTGCACCAATTCGATTTAAAGATTCGTCGTCTCGACTTTCATCAGGAAAAACAATATCAATTTCATCATATGATAACGTGTCTTTCTTTTTTACACGATTTTTATAATACTGATTTACTACGTGTTTTAAACTTTTTTCACTTTTACGTAGTAATTGCTCTACAGTTTTTGGAGCATTATCGTCTACAATGATCTGTGTATCTGTTTTCATTTCATTGTAAGTGTCGCTGAATCCACCTTCGTTAAATGGATAAGCTTCCACATCATAAAAACAACCTTTTCGATCCACAGTCATATTAATTTCGCGAATTTTTAAAGGAATAAATTTTTTACTAAGTTTATCTTCAATCATTAAATTATCAGGATCATAATGCCCGGTAAATTTTATTGTTAATAACATAGGAACATCAGCATAATTTAAATATTTTTGCTCTAATGCTGCTGCCTGTAATGCTTGAAAAAATAGCCCCATACTATAAGGTTCAAAAATTCTAAAACTTATAGTTAAAGCATTGGTATTTCCAGTATTTTCATTTAAGCCGGCCATACCGACAATTTTCAAATTATCAAGATAAAAATCGAGCTTGCCTGCGGCTGTAGTAATAAGGTCGTCTTCCTTAGCTGCTCCTGCACTGGCTAAAATAATCTTTCCTACTCTGGTATTATCGATATATGTGTTACCATTATATTCAACTTTACTAAGAACACTGAGAGTAAAATGATAGTTACAAACACTATATTCAAATAAAGCATTAGGTAAAATAGCTTTTTGCTCAGGTGGCACTGGGGGCAAAACTGGATTATTGGTGCCTGATACATCAATTTTCCATATACTATCATCTGTGCTGCCTGCAACATCAACACGAAACGTTCCTTCTTGTTGTCCAAAACCTTGCTCTTTATTATAAGCAGGGGTATTTCCTAAATTGCTTAAACCTTTACTACTCAATTCTTTAATAGGAACACCATTGCCCAAACTGGCTAATCCACCAGTTACCTGACTAGTATTTTTTAAAACATTTCTAGCTTTTTCGCCAGTTGTCGTTGCTGCATTTTCTAAATTAGGATAATCCATTATAATCCTAAACTGGTTTTTACATTTTGTATTTTAGGCAAATAAATTTTTACACCAGGAACAAAGTCAAAAACAGGATCACTTAATACATCCATGTTACGCTGTGTGAATACCCACCAAAGCTTGGCATCTCTATACAAATCATAAGCTAATAAATCAGGCCTATATGTATACTGAGGCTCAATGGTATAAAGAATGTCATCTGATTCACGTAATATAGGCCTAATTTTAAAATGACCCATATAATTATTAGTTAGTGGTGTCATTTTCCAAGGACTTGTATCTTTATAAACTGCTTTAGGCATTATAGATATCCTGGTTTATCATTAACATATTTGCCTTGGACGAAATCGTCAAGGTTAAATTTCCTAACTTTCTGTCTACTCCATATTGGCTGACAGGTTACACTAATTGTACTTTTTACAGGAACGTGCGATTTGCTGCCTGTGCTATAAGGATTAGCGCCTAATCCAGCAGCTTGCTTAACCATATTACTGGTATTGCTTGCTAAGTTCATCAACCCTGAAGCAACTCCTAATTTGCCAGCTAAAGCACTCTTGCCCAAGGCTCCTGCTACACCACCAATAGTTCCAACTAATGCACTAGCACTTTCTATACTTTGGCCACCGGATCCTCCAGCTGATCCAAACCCAGAACTAGGCCTTCCTTCTCCTACGCTGACACCAATGTAAGCTACGTCCTGTGGAAGTTCCACAGTAAACCCAGTGACAACAACAGGAATATTTTTAAACACATAATCGCCGTAGCCATTCAGATATACCATAGGTGGAGGATTTCCTGCATTAGCACTTTCACCTGTAAACATTTTTGTTATACTACGCAAATAATGCACAGCAGCCAGCCAATATTCCCCTTGTAAAGCATCTTCAACATTAAATGGTCCGCTTATAGTAATGCTACTTGCGGCACTGTTAACGTAATTGAAATAACTGTAATTGTTATGAGTAGGAGCAGTGCTTTCATATGTAGCATTTCCTGCTAATTGAATAGTTGGAGTAAATGGAAACACTAATCCGCCTGCATTAACTAAAGGCTTAAGAACTGGACTGTTACTAAATTCATCAATTTGTGGCATACTTAGTCGCACACGCCAGTCACTCGAATCCCCGCCTATACTAGCTTTGGCCAAACTAGGCTTATAAGTAGGATTAGCACCCCGTGGAATACTCATACTTCTAATAGCAGACACTACATTAGCTGGATTTCCAAGGCTATTAAGTGCTCCGGCTAACTGGCTAGCACGGTTTAATACTCCATCACCGCCTAAACTTTTTGCCGCACTGCCAACTGTGTTAAATACACTTCCTACTGAATCGAATAAACCCATACCATACTCCTCTAAATTATTTAGTTGACAAAATAAACTACGTAGTTTATAATACCTACAAAGGATCCTTATGACTAAAGTTAACTACCTCAACAACAAAGACTTATTAGACGAAATACATAAAAGTAAAAGTACATTTTGCTCTTTTCTTAAACCAGAATATAATCAATACGATATTATTTTACCAAATGTAGACAAAATTAACATCAGAACCATAGCTGAAGCCAAAAGAAATCGTGCTAAACGCCTAGGACAGCAACTTTTTGAGCAAAGAAAAGCTGCTGGAGAAAAAATTAAACAGGCCGATTGTGAAATTGATTATAGAAAAATTGCCAAGCAAGATTTAGTTTTTAGGATAATGACCTATGAGCATATTCCATTAAATGCTACACGCAAAAAAAATCCTAAAAGTGA